GCCTACCACCAGGTAGGTTACTGTGGCAGTGCCTTCAGGTGCTGTCCACGAAGTGGTACCTGTTGCTGTAAAAGATTGTGTTTGAGATTGGAAGTATCTTTTGGTCATTACAGCGTTTGCAAACCTAAGAGGCATTGTTTACCTCCTATGCATACGCCTTAGCAATATTGCCTAGATAGTTGACGCCATCATTGAAAACTGTAACCACATCAATAGCACCACCTGCTGTGGACAGTGTAGGAGTACCACCAGCAAATTTAACTGAGGTAGATCCGTCTGTGCCAAATGTACCTAAGTTAGATCCACCACCATCCTGTGTGATAATGATTGTACCTGTGCCACCTGTGGGCAGATTGGTCACAACAAATTGTGCATTTGATGTTAATGTAACTGTGTGAACAGATGCTGTTGAAAAATCTACAGTAATAGTTGAACTGGATGTTAATGCATTAATGGCTTCAATATAGCCCTTGTTTATTTTTAGTGCAGAGTTGGCCACTACCTGTCCTGTACCACCTGGATTTAGATTTAAATCTGCATTGGATGATGTAGAAATAATATTATCGTTGAACGATATATTATCAATAGTTTGTGTGCCTGTGTTCTGTAGATATGAACTTAGATCTGGTCCTGTTATAGTTAGAGTACTGCCTGACACTGAGGTTGATATGCCGGTGGCACCTACCACAGACAGTGTGTTGTCCAGATTGATTGCTACCGTGGTAGAAGAATCATCTGCCACAGTTAATGTGTTACTGCCACCAATCTGTGCATCTACATAGGCTTTGGTAGCGGCATCTTGGTTGCTGGTTGGATCTACCACATTAGTAATTCTAGTGGTATTAACATTGACAGTACCTGTGCCATTGGTTAAAAGGTTTAAATCTTCATTGGTTGTGACTGCTACAATTTTAGCACCAGTACCCAATAATAATTCACTGCCTACTGCTACATCGTTAGCAGATAACTCATTAGTTACTGCCACATAGCCACCACCCAGTGTGATAACACCTGTGCCATCTGGAGTGATATTAATACCACCGTTGGTGTTGGTAGATGAAATTGTGTTGGCATTGATGTTGATATTGTCCACATTCAATTCACCAGTAGTAGTCTGTGTACCTGCGTGAGTGATTGTGCCTGTTAAAATAATTGTGCCTGTGCCGGCTGGATCAATAGTGATGTCACCGTTGGAATTAGTTGTGAATCGATCTGCAATCACTGTGCCTTGCACAGTTAGAGTACCACCAGTGGTCAAGTTACCAGTGATGGTTTGATTTCCGTCAGTGGTGATATCGTCAGTGGTTAATGTGCCAGTAACTTCTGTATTGGCCTGTAATTGAATAGATCCTGTGCCATTTGGATTCAATTCTAGATCAGCATTAGAAGCATTGGTTGAAATTGTGTTGTCGTCCAATGTTAAAGTGTCAACAGTAATTGGTCCAGTCAGTGTAGGACTTGTAATAGTAGGTGCTGTTAGTGTTTTATTAGTTAATGTTTGTGTGTCGTTTAGTGTAACCACAGTGCCGGTGTCTATTGCGATAGTAACTGTGTTCGCTGATCCTGCAGTTGTTATACCGTTGCCACCTGAAAATTGTAGAGATTCAGAATCTAAATCTATAGATAATGTGGTAGAATCATCACAGGCAAAATCTAAATCTTGTGCTGTGACCTGTGCGTCTACGTATGCTTTGATGGATTGTTGAGTTGCAAGAGCAGTGGCTGAGTCTGACGCCATACCGTCTTCATCTAATATTGCTGTGACTGTGGCACCTGATGCCAGTGCCAATGAAGCACCTGTGACTGCACCTGTGGCAGTTAGAGCACCTTCCACTCTGACTGCTTCATTTAAATTAATAATTGTAGAATCGTCTGAGCTGATAGAAGTGCCATTAAATTTTAATGCACCTAGGCTGATATTACCTGTGCCATTTGGTGTTATGGTAATATTGCCATTGGTTACACCTGTGGTGATTGCATAATTGTTCACATCCAGATTGGCATCCAGTGTGTTTAAATTATTATCACTACCGTATAATTCTATGAAATTGTCGTTAATTTTGTCAAATGCGGTACGTAACGGATCACCTGTGCCGTCGTTCGCTGTTGTACCTATGTTGATGTTTTGTCGTGCCATTTGCAATATTTATTGAAAAATTCTATAAACCTAACGTAAAATTTTATACTTCTAACAGTATACGTTGAAATTTATAAGTGTAGGATCCACCACCAATCGGAACTACTAATACTCGCACATTGCCACCACTGATATCTGCATCAAAAGTGGACAGTCCAGATGTGTATGAACTAACAGAACCTGATGTAGAAATGTAAGCAGAAGACCCATCATGAGTAACATTTAATTCTACAATTTCGTATCTTGAGTTCTCAGTGTCTTTAACCTGTACAAAATATTTGGCACTTCTATAAGTAGCCGCATCAAACGTATCCATTGGAGATTGAGTGGACGTAGATAGTGTGGTACTGCTGTCTGCCAATGTGCTGTATGAGAAAGTAGCAGAAGGTGCGGCAAAACTCAATACACCCGATCCGTTTGTGGTTAATACATCTCCACTGTTTCCATCTGTGGTAGGAAACTGTAATCCATTAATAACCACTGTGCCTGTGCCATTAGCAGATAATTCTAGGTTAGCATTAGAAGCATTGGTTCTGATTTCGTTGTCTTGGATAGAAATTGTATCAACTATTACAGAACCTGAGCCTGCGGCTGATAGTATTAGGTCACTGTTGCTGGCAGTGGTTTGTATCACATTGTCTGTTAAATTTATGTTGCTGTCCACAGTAAGATCAGTGATGTTTACAGTGCCTGTGCCTGCGGGTGTAATATTAATATCTTCGTTACTTCTGGTGCCTTCAATGTTGTTGCCATTAAAACGGAAAGCATCAATTAATACTTTGCCTGTGCCACTGGCAGATATCACAATGTTTTCATTGCTTCGTGTGCCAATAATTTCGTTGTCATCAATTCGGATTGCAGGAAATGCCACAGCACCTGTGCCCGCAGGAACGAAAACTATATCATCATTGGTTCTGTTGGCAGAGATATTGTTGCCAGATATGGTGATACCTGAGTCCACCGCAGTTTCATTATACAGTTCTGCAAAGTTGGTATTGATTTTGTCCATTGCGGCACGAAGAGTGTCGCCATCTCCAGCATTTGCATTACTACCTATGTTAATCACCAGTCTTGTCATATTATATGTTTATCAACCATTTTTGAAATCTAAATTCTAAAGCATCACCTGCACCTGACAGTTGTCCCAACAATCTCACACTGCCACCAGATATGTCTGCTGATAGTGTAACCAAACTAGAACCGTAATTGCTAACAGAGCCCTGTGAGCTCACATACGCAGTGGTGCCGTCGTGGACCACATTGGCCGTGATAAATTCATATCTGCTGTTGGCAGAATCAGTCATGCTGAGAAAATATTTGGCAGTTCTATAAGTGGCCGCATCGAATGAATCAATAGCAGTGATGGTACTGTCTATGATAGATGCTGTGCCATCTGTTAATGTACCATGCGAAATGGAAAAAGTTACTGTCTCAAAACTGATCACTTTTGAAGCATTAGTTTTGAACTGAGATGTACCAGTGGGTGCTGACGGCATAGTAAATCCGTTGATTGTAACAATGCCTGTGCCTACAGGATCAAATTCTAAATTGGCATTTGACGAATTAGTTGCTATGGTGTTCTGTCGAATAGATACAGAATCAATTTTGATTGCACCTGTACCCGCAGGATAAAAAGTAAGATCTGAATTAGACTGAGTAGTTGCAATTTCATTGTCTTTGATTTCTATATTGCTGGAAATTTTTAATGCAGGCGTCGTAACTGTGCCTGTACCACTGGGTACAAAATTGATATCTGCATTACTCTGTACAGTGGACATTTCATTGTCTGCAAACAGTATGCTGGATAATTGTATACCACCTGATCCTTGTGTAGAAAATACAAGATTATCATTGCTTCTGGTAGCACGGATTTCGTTGTCATCAAAAGTAACAGCAGGGAATACCACTGTGCCTGTGCCTGCTGGAACCAAATTTATATCAGCATTAGAAGCATTGGATATGATGTTGTTGCCATCAAATGAGATATAGGAATCCACTGCTGTTTCAGCATACAGTTCTTCAAAATTGTTATTGATTTTTTGACCTGCAATTCGTATGGAATCACCCGTTCCATCATTCGCAACAATACCTATGTTAATCACCTGTCTTGGCATAATTTATGAGTATTTAGCGGTAAATTAGATACTTTGTAGAACTAGTTTTTTCCAAACTGCTGTGCTACCATTGTAATTGGCTGTACACACATAAAGGTTTGTGCCATCCCATGAAATAGATCCTGCCACATCACCTGATGTACCTATCGCAGTTGGAGTTTTAGAAGTGTTAATCACAAGCCTATCATCTGCTACCACAATCTGTCCAGTGCCATTCACAGCCAGTGTGATTCCAGCATTGGTAGTGATTGGAGTAATAGTGGTGTTGTTAATCTGTAATTGATCCACTTCCACAACACCGGTACCGTTGGGTTGAATTTTTAAATCACCGTTGGTTACAGAAGTAGTAATAAGTCCGGTAGATCCATCACCAATTAATGAGTAAACTTCTTCAAAATTGGTGTTTACTTTCGTAAAAGCACCACGCAAAGAGTCGCCTGTGGCTGGATTGCCTGCGGTTCCTGTGTTAATTGTAAGTCTGGCCATATTATAATCTCCGTGTATTTATTAAATATTAATGTGCTGTTATGTTCGTAGAAACACTCAAAACTCTCCGGCTTTATGAGCGCCAAAGCAAACTTGGCATATATCATACCTTCAAAAGAAGAAATACTGTGTACGTTTTCCGTTGTGATTCCTGCGGTGTTACATTCTTTAGACCCCGAGCCAAAGTAGATCCGGTTCGAGCCACCAATGATTACAAACACGTATGCCCACACTGCGACACGAAAAAATTTGCTCAATCAGTGGGAGTCAAAATGCGTCAGATCTACAAGATTGATGCCAGTTCCACTCAGACCCTATAATTAGGGTGTTTGAAGCCAATTAAATCTATTAATAGTCTCAATCGAAGGG